GCAAGTTCAAATCCATTTGCTAAATTATTTACTATTAATGCTTTTCCTGCTTGACCAGAAACCGAAGATAAACCTGTTCCACCTCTAGCTACTGGTAAAGTATCTGAAGTGATTGCTGTAGCACTAAATGAAGCAATATTGAATGTTCCAAAAGAAACTACTGATAAAATGTCTCCTGCACTAGCACCAGACGCTAAAGTAATTGTTGAGCCATCTGTAGCTGTGTAGTCATTTGATGCTCCATTAACAAGACGAACACCATTTAGGTAAACATCTAGGAAATTTGGGTCGTATGCAAGAGCAACGCCATCATCATCATTTCCAGTAAATGCTGTTTGATTTGCTGTAGCTGTAAATTTATTCCTTTGCGATGTACCATTTACGCTGGAGCCTGCATTTTGGAACGCATTTCCATCGTACACTTTCATTACATCGTTAGCTGTGTCGAACCAAAGAGTACCTTCTGCTATTCCTGTAGGAGCTGAAGCTGAAATTTTGTAGCTGTTTTCAAAAGAATTTATATCAGTTAAGTTTGTAGCAACTGTATTTACGTTAGCAATATTATTGCCCACATTATTAACATTAGCTATTGCATTACCAACTGTGTTTACGTTAGCAATATTGTTTGCTACTGTATCTATTTCACTTGTAGTTTCATTTAAGTCATCAGCTACAGTCTGAACTTCTGAGACTGTTTCTGCTAAATCGTTTGCTACTGCAACAACTTTTGTAATATCTGCGGCAACAGTATTTACTGAACCAATGTTATTTGCAACTGTATTAACATTAGTAATGTTAGAGCCAACATTTGTAACATTAGTGTTATTTGTTGCTACAGTATTAATATTTGCTTCATTACTAGCTAGAGTGCCTAAATTTGTAATTCCTGCAAGAGTAGTTATATCAGCTTTATCTGAAGTAGATAACCAAGTATTTTCTAAATAATTTTTAGTAGCAACATCTTGTGCACTTGTCGGATCTGCAACATTTGTAATTCTTTTATTAAGTGCGTCCCATTGAAAGTTTGTACTACTGATCTGTATTGCATCACCAGCATTATCAATAGCTTCTTGTCCCATAAAGAATGCTTGTTGACTATCTGTATCTAAATCAGACTCTTTTAATACTGAACCTGCTTGATAATCTGTTAATCTTGCAGATTGACTAGTTGTTCGTCTAAACTCGACAGATGCACCTAAGGCTGGTGCAGAGCTTAAAGTAGCGACTGTGCCACCAGATGACAATGTAAAAGTTGTCGATACACCATCTACTGTACATGCAACGTGAGCTGTTTCGATATAGTCAAAAGTTATTGAAAATTGTGTTGTATTTCCATCTCCTGTATATCGTACGAATGAATTAGCCATTTAATATAATAAAATCCTTTGTAAAGTGTCTTGTTCCTTATCTAAACGTGTACCTGAGCTTTTTGTGTTCTCTGGTTTAAAGAATTGATATTTGTCTTTTTCGTCTTGAATGATTGCCTTTTTAACTTCTGGGTACTTTTTGAGCATCTCACCATAAGCTTTTTGTTTAAATGCATCATACCATTGTTGAGCTAAATACTCTTTACCACCTTGACGTTTTTTGCCATCTACAATTTGAGTTTCTTGCATTCGACGCCATTTACTACTTTTCATATTTCTTTCAAAATATTTCTCAATAGTAAGACCATTAACTGTAACTACACCAATTTGTTCTCTCCAATAATCTAATGCAGATTGGCCATTTAATTCAAATTCAGCTAAATCTACCTTGCCTTTCATTTGTGTAGGTGGCGATAAAGCTACTTTTAATGCCGCTAATTCTAATAAAACTTTATTATTGTCAACAAACTCTGATACTTTACCAAATAGTGCAGGTCCTTGTATTATTCCACTATAACCATCTGGATTTATAAAAAATGCTGTTTCATTCTTTTCTACTTCTTTACCAAATATATCTCTTTTCTTTTCTAAGCTACCTGTAAATGGTGTTTTTGACAAAATTTGGTCATAAAAAGATCTTGTATCAAACACATCTTTTGGTTGATCTAACATAAATGGAATACCTTGGTTTCTTAAACCAGTGTATGGAATAACATTACCAGCAACATTACCAAAGAATTTTCTAAAGTTTTGTTGAGTAGGCTCATTCATAAATTCCATAACTTCTGCAATTCCTTGTGTATAAGATTTATCAGTTAAGTTTCTCATAACTGTTAATGGTATTGCAGACCATAATGCAAACTTTTCTTCTTCATTCATATTAGTTACACCTTCTTTTAAGTCTGCTGCTAAACCATAAATGAAAAATCTTGGATCCATTCTGTTGTATGCTTTGTAATAAAACTTACCATTATCGTCTTTAACTAAAATTGAATATGGTTGCCAGCCAGTCATTCTCCATATTCTTTGTATATTTGGATCTGACGGACCTCTACCTGTAATTTTAGGAAGTCTTACTGTTTCTACAACATTACCTTTTGCGTCTTTTATTTCTACTTCTTCGTATGATGTAACATAATCAAATGCAATAAATGCTGCAGCTGTACCAAAGAATTGTCGGCCTATTACTTCTGATCTAAGTCTTGGGTCACCTGATTTCCACATATCTCTCATTTGTTTTGTAAACAAACCAAGACCTGGAATTCTAGTACCAAAATGTCTCCATATATTTGTAGGTGTTCTAATAAATGGTGCTATAAATCTAAATTCTGGTGCTTGATTAAAAAATGACTCAATATTGCTTGCCCAATCTCTATACGATCCGCCTTTTATTTCGTTTGTAAAATTACTAATTCTAGCGTCATCTAAAGCTTTTTGATTAATAACTCCAAATTCTTTATCTTTAACATTTGCAGCACCTTTTTCATCAAAACCTTTATTCATGATTTTTGTAATATTTTCTTTACCTTCTTTAGATTTAATATTAATGTTTCTAGTCATTGTGTCATCTAAAGCATTAGCGTACAAACGACCTCTATAATTAAGTTGTTTTAATAACTCATCACCGCCTATTAATAATCTTGATGGAAATTCTAAAAATACACCAATCCAATCAACAACTGTACCTGGTAGACCTTCTAATTCTAAATTTTCAGCACTAATAGGTCTAATTGCTTTATTATTTCTTATAGTTAAATTATCTTGAGTTTTCATCTTAGTATCTAAAACTGCATCGCCTTGTTTTAGAGATAAATAAACCATTCTAAAACTTTCCTTCATATTTAACAACATACCTTGATATTGTGCAAATCCAAGTCTTATAGATTTTTTGTCTGCTCTAGCAAGTCCACCTGCCATAATTTCTAATGGTCTAATAACTGTTTCGTGTAAACCAGATGTTAAGTTAATAGCATTTGTAAATATACCAGATAATAAAGAATTAATGTAAAGTGAGTTAAATATCTCTACACCTTTTTGCATTCTAGTTTTACCTAATGTATTATAGACTTGTTCTATTGTTTCATTTTGTGAAACTTTTGTAGCGATCGCAAATGCATCACCATTATATTGTGTAACTGTGTCTGACAATTCATTGACATTAATTGTTTTACCACTTTTACCTACTTTAATTCTACCTGCTTGTGTTGTTCTTGCCGCACCACGTATTTGCTCTTTTAAGAAAAATGTAGTATCTTTAATAAGATTAGATAATCTGTTAAGTTCTGCTAAATCAGCACCACCTTCTTTGTATGCTCTAGCTCTATCAGCACCAAACTTTTTAATAATTTTGTTTGACAAAGCTTTGTGTTGAAAACCTAACTGTTGTAATACCATTTTAGACGCAAGCATTCTAACAGTTGATTGTTTTGCTGCTTCAGCTGCTTTTGGCATTGCTTTTAAAATTTCATCTGTATCTCTAGCAAGTATCTCAGCTAATTCTTTTGCAACTTTATTTTTTAATACATTATTTTGTAAATATTCTTTTGCATTATCATCTAAAGTTTCTAATACATCATCAATTGTTTTTAATACGTGTCTTGCACTTTTTAATTTAGATGTATTTAAAATTCTTTTTATAAATCTTTCAGCATCTTCTTGTGCTGTTTTTTGACCAATTTTTACTGATTTTTCTACTTTATTAACATTAATTGCTTTGTTGCCTTCTACAATCTTTTTCCTAACTCTTAATGTTTTACCTTTGCCATCTACTAAATCTTTTATAGCTTTGCCGTGGTCAGCAATAATTTCTTCTTTTTGTTTTAAATCTTTTACTTTACGTGCTTTTTTCATACCTTTAATACCAATAAGTATTTCTAAAGGTCCACCGATTAACATACCTTCTAGCACATTTTTAAGTCTGCCTTCCATCTCTGTATCATCTTCATCAATAGCTAAATATCTAGTTACTGCATTATTTAAAACTGGTGAGTCAAATTCTGTCAACATATTAGATAAGTTACCTTCATTAGGATCTAACACAGTCAAATCAGCAACAGCTCCTGCTGTCATACCTCTTGCTCCTGCTTTTACAAGTGTTCCACCTACTCCTACACCTTTTAAGAATTTAGATGGACCATACATACCTGTAATAAATCTTGAGACTGCCTCAGTAAACTGGCCAGCTTGAGTTTCTGGCTTATGAA